GCATAGCAGGCTGAAATAAGCCGCGTTCGGCGGCATCGAGGTCGGCCAGCCGTTCGCGTCGAGATAGGCGGCGGGAACCTCGCTGACCCATCCCCCAGCGCCGCTGTTGAGCGTCGTATCCCAATATGTGATCGTCTGGCCGATCACGAGATCGTGGAAGGTGTGCTGGTTGTATCCGTAGCCCGAGAAGTTCGTGTTCATGCCCATCGCGAGGGCGGTCGTGACAGCAGGAAGCTGCAGCGCGGCACGGCTAACGCCGTGCAGCAGCGAGGACCGCATCAGCCCCGCGAACATCAGGCCTGCACCACCCCGAGCTTCAGCACCAGGTCGCCGTTGGCGAACGTCGGCGTGCCGGCATTGAGGATGCCGACGACATAGACGCTGGTCGTGCCGGTTGCAGCCTCGAGCAGCAGGTTGATGCCCTTGAGGCACGCGAAGCTGTTGTTCGCCAGGTCCTTCCAGTCGGTCGAGGCCACGTCGACGAAGCCGAGGCAGTTGACCGCGTCGGCGTCGCTCAGATTGTTGGCGGCATTCGCGGCGGCCGAGGTGACGTTCGTCTGGTAGAAGTAGAGCGTGAACGCCGGCTTGTTCTTGGACTTGTCGATCGCGGTCAGCGACATCAGCACTGCGCGAAGGTCATTGGCGCGCGTGATGCCCGCGATCGCCGCCGTCGCGAACAGCACATCGCCCGACGCATAGGCGACCGTGTCCAGCGTCGGCGTGAAGCTGATGACATCCGCGGGCGTGTGCACGCTGACCGGCTTCTCAGTGCTGGCGTCGCTGATTGCGGCCAGATCTTCGGTCGACAGCACCACCGGACGAGAGGCTGCCGCCGCGGCCCGCCCGGGCGCCAGTGGCGCCTGCACCGCAACCGTCGCGCCAGTGGCGTCTTTGACGTTGATCGTGCTCATTTCAAATGTCCTCCAGCAATGCGAGCAGGCCGCTGTTCGTTGAGTCCGAGAAATCGAGTGACGTTGATGTCGGCGGCGCGACCGGATCAGGCCCATGACGCCGAAACACGGCCACACGACCGTTCGACTGGACCAGGATGATCCGCCTCCCGTTGTCGGGAATGACGATGTTCCGGCTTATGAACATGCGCCGGCCCCGCTCGAGGAAAGGTCACCGGTCATTGCGTCACCGTTCCGCGGACCGTGAAGTCGCCGTAGGCGTACTTGGCCTTGACCGTGCCGACCGGCGTAATGGTGAGGTCGTAGGCGAGCACGACATCGTCGCCCTTCTCAGGCGCGGCTGGCATGGCGCTCATGGTTGGGCCGCCGATCAGGATCCTGATTTCACTCAGGATGACGCTGTCGGTCGAAAGGTAGTTCGTTCGCGTCGCCGGGTTGATGAGATTGTAGACGTCGAGCGTCAGGCGTCCGGCCGCGATCTGGTTGGCGATGGTGTCCGTGCCGGCATAGCGAAGCTCGATGCCCTCGCTATCGTCGGTGACGGTCAGGAGGTAGGCGATCGGCGATCCGGACGCATCCGGCGTCGTCCTGATTTTCATGCCGAAGGTGCCGCCGGTGAAGTCCTGACCAAGAAAGATCAGCGACTGGATAAACACCAGCGTCCGGTCGGCGATGAGGTCGATCCTGATGGCTTCCGACATGCCGGAACGATACGGCCCGCGCCTCTCGCGCTGTAGGTTCAAGCACCTCAGGCGGTGACGGTCACCGTGCCAGTGACGCTGTGCGTGCGCGAGCCGCTGGTGAGGCGAGCGTAAACGCGCCAGTCGTAGGTCGTGCCGGCCGTCAGGCCCGTGTCCGCAATCGAGAAGGCGAAGCTCGCGGGCGTCAGCGTCTTATCGACGTCATCCCAATCCGAGGAGTTGCTTTGCGTCGTGCCGATCTGAGTCGGTGTGCCGGAGATGTCGCGCATCACCTTGACCTCGACAGTCCAGGCCCCGCTGATTCCCACGTTCGGCGTGAAATCGAGCGTGACGGCAACCGTCGCCGCGGTCTTCCCTGACGGCACGGTGCCAGCGATCGCGCCGGTATCGTCAATGAACGTCGTCGAGTTGATGCTCGCGAAACCGCTGGTTTTCGACGCGAGCGTTGTCGCACCGCTCGCACCGACCGGCGCTAGGGACATGTCCTGCGACAGCGTGACCGTTTTCACATATGAGCTGCCGTTGATCGAGGCCGTGACCTGCACCTTTGCCTCGCTCGTGCCGAGGCTAGAGACGGTCAGCGTCCCGGTTCCGATGCCTGCCATCGACTGTGCCGCTGATGCGCTGGTGAAGCCGTTCACCGTTCCGGTCAGCACCTGATAGGTCCAAGTGATCCCGTCAGTGATCTGGCCGGCCGAGTTGTAGAGCTTGAAGGTCAGGTCGCGCGAAAACTCGTTGGTCTGCGGAGCTCCCGTATAATCGTACTTGAAGCTGAGGCGCTGAGGCGGATCATCAATGCCGAGGACATTGGTATTCGTGTCGCCGGTCCCTGGTGCCTGCGCGATCGTCGGCGGCGTGTTGGCAGTGCCGGTGACGCCAAGCGCCCACGTATGCTTCGCATCGTCCTCGGTCTGGAACTGCAGCGTGATCGTATTCTTCGCGACGTTGATCGTGCGGCCGATGACGATGCACTTCTGATTGCTCAGCCGCGCGCCCGGCAGGTCGAGCGTTAGGCAATCGCCCGGCTTATACTGCGACCACTGATAGCCGAGCTCGACCGAGATGCCGGTGCGCTCGCGACTGTTCGCTACGGCGTAGGCGGCGAGCTGCGCGGCCTGGTTCTTTCCGGCGCCGTTCCCGTTGTCGGAAACCAGCGGAAGATCGACCTCTCGGGTCTTTTCGTTGCCGCCGTCCGCCGCGAGATATGTCGCGTTCCTGACCGCCACCAGCGGCGTCACTTCCCAGCCATGGTCCGAGGTGCGGATGCGCGGGATGGCTCCATTGAGCCGGTCGCGGCGGATCAGCATTTGCGGCGCCGTCACCGCGCCCTTCACGTCAGCCTCGGTGATCGTCGCGATGCTGACCTTGGGCGCATTGACGAGACACGACAGACGAGCCTGGGCAGGCATCGGGAAGCCGCCACCGGCCTGTGCCATCGCTTTCAGCACGTCCCACTTACCGTCGCTCGAATAAATGAGGCCGGAGATTTTCCAGCCGTTCGCGTCGGCAACGCTGGCCGCTTCCATGTAGGACGCGAAGTCGATTTGAGCCGGCGCGAGGCCGGGCCCGATCACCTTCTTGCCACTCTGCCAGCGGCCGAGTGCGTAGGTGGCGGCGTGCACCCACGGATTGTCCGAATAGGCATAAGTGCTCTCGGTGAGTGCGCGCTGAGCCCCGCTGCCGCCCGGCTGCGTCGAATCCGCGCGTGGGTCATAGGCGAGCACGCCACGAACCCGATTGGTGAGCTTCGGCGTCCCTCCCGAATAGATCTTCCCATTGTCGATATCGGCGACAAGGATCATGCCCGCCGTCGCGATGCCGGACGTCTTATAGGCCGCACCCCAATCGGGCATCGCGGTCGCATCCGGCGCGGTCATGGTGAGCGCCGCAGCCTCCGGCGTCGCGCCGAGTTGCGTGTTCAGGTAGAGATGGTCGTGGAAGTAGCCGATCGCGTTGTGTGTGGTCGAACTGAAGCTCACCTGCGTCATGTCGGCATAGAGGCCGTCATAGGCGAAGATCGTGCAGATGCTGAGCGCGCCGATGATGCCGAGGTTCTTGTTCTTCGTCCCCCAGCTCGCCTGATGCACGATCGAGGCGCCGATCATCGTGTCGCCGAGCGCATATGGCTCGCCTGCGGACGGATCGGCGGACCATTCGAGCTGCTGGCCAGCGATATCGCTCTTGAGCTTTGGAGGTTTCGTCAGGACTCCTGCGACGACGCCGAGCACGGTCGCTGTGACCGATGCGACGGTGGCGATGGTGGCGAGCGTTCCGACGCTGACGCCGAGCGCGGCCGCAAGTGTGGCGGTGCCGACGATCTGACCTACGACCGGGATCGCCATGGCCACCACGCCAACGACGATAGCCGCGATTTTTACCACCTTGGACATGCGTGCGGCAGATTATTGGGCGGTCCCCGGCGGCTGTAGGTTCGCACCCGGTTGAGCCATCTCCACGAAAAGTTTAAATCGGCGGCGATGAAACGGATCTTGATCCTGGCGCTGCTGCTTACGGCCGGGTGCAGCACCACCATCCGCGAGATGCGCGATCACACGCCTCGAGCGACGTATTACAGCAGCCGGCCAGTGGCCGAGCTTCAGCATTGCCTCGCTGGGAATCTCAGTTGGATCGCGGCCCCTTCGATCATCCCCGGCGATGGCGCGACGGAGCTGTCGTTCGGCGGCGGAGGAACTACCGCGGTGCTGGTGACGCTCCGTCCGACAGAAGCCGGATCAACCGTCGAAGTTCGCGAGGGCCTCGCCTATGGGGCGCGTGTCCGCAACAATATTGAAGCGTGCGTCAGCGGCCGCGACGCTTAGCCTTCGCTTCGATCCGCCACACGCCGCTGATCAGGAGCGGCTGCAGAATTTCGCAATGCTCGATGTCTTCGTGAAAGCCGAGAACGCGCCCGTTGCCGACGGAGACGGTCAGCCCAGAGAAGCCGTTGGCGCCCGGCATCTCGACGATATCGCCGGCCAGCACGCGGCTCACATCGATGCGCGTGAAATGATGGTCCATCGCCTCCGCAAGCGTCTTGAAGCCGAGCTTTTTCAGCACACCGGCCGCGCCTTTTACGTCGCGATATTTCGGCACCTTGATCGGATGGCCCATGTGGCGCGAGTGAGCGAGGATCAGCTGGACGCAATCGCTGCGGCCGTCCCTGAATGCCCTGCCTTTGAATGTGTCGACGGTCTTCTGCGTCGCGAGCATGCGCTTGACGAGATCCATCACAGGTTCCTGATCCAGACCTGCACCGGGCCGGCGCGTCCGCCGCCGCCGCCGAACAGCGTTCCCGCGCTCGCCGGTCCGTAGGCGCCCCAGTAGATTTTCTTCGTGACGCCGGTGACGTTGTCGAGACCCTTCTCGCCCGGCCAGATCGACTGATGGAATTGACCGTTGAGCCGCTGCCCCTCGCTATCCTCGAAGAAGTAATCGAACGCCGAGATGATCGTGTAATCGAGCTCGTTGCGCTTCGAATCGAGCGTGATCGTCGCCTGGTCGACGAAGCCGTCAAACAGAAGCTCCGGATCAGGCACCACCTGCAGTCGTTTGTTGATGTCGAGCTCGAGCGCGACGAGCCAGATTTTGAGCGGCGAAAGTTGGATCGCATCACCGGCGATGTCGTCCAGGTTGGCATCGGGCGAGACGATGAGCGTGATGCTGGTGTTCGGCGCTTCCCCGGTCATGTCCTCAGTGACGTCGTCAGGCGCCGCGAGCGAGCCGATCGTCGGGTCGTAGCCGAGCCAGGTGTTTCCGCTCCATGCGACCTCAGTGCTGCCGTAGAGCAAGCGCCGCGTGCCGCTCGGAAGATCGATCTCGAAGAACGCGGTCAGCAGCGCCCGGCCGGCCGACAGCGCAGCGATCATCTGCGGCGTCATCTGATCAGCGCCTCTCAGTGATCGTGAAGCTGAACGGGCGCGCCCCGTTGGCGCCCTGCGTCGATCCGTCCCACTGAAGGATGCCGCGGATGCGGGGGCGCTCGATCTCGACTGTCAGGCCGTCCGCGAACGTGGTCCGGGTCAGCGGGAACACCGGGACGCTCGCCAGCCCGTCGTCGCCGACCGACGTCGCGGCCGTCGCCTTATGGATGAAGCCCGTCCCGTCGGCGAGGATCACCGCGAACGGCTGTCCGATCCGAAACTGGAAACCCGGCTGAAGACCCTTGAGATTGATGACCGCGCCGGGCGCATTCGAGCCATTCACCAGCGGCGTGCCGGCGGGAAGCGACCGCTGGTCGAGCGGGAACGGGTAGCTGACATCATCGCGGGCGGCTTGCTCGAGCAGCGTCTCGAAGATGCGAGCGTCATCCTGCGATCGAAGCGGCCTCAGCGTGTAGGTGACCGAGTAGCGATAGCCGGGCCGGTCGATGTAGTCGGACGGTCCGCCGAGTGCGCCGTCTGCCGTGCCGCCCGGGTCGACGGGGCTGATCTTGCGCTCGCTATAGCCATGGTCGGGAAGGTCGATCATCTATTCGAGCCTGTGCTGAGCTTCGCGCGAGAGGTTGCGCCGGGAGAGCGCGGCGCCGCCATTGGTGGAGGCGATCGCAGCCTGCGCGATGACCGGGCCGGTCACCTGCATGACGCGCCCGTCGAAATAGTCCGACGCCTCGATCTGGACGAGCACGAAGCCGCTGCCGAGCGCGCCCATCGGCGAGGCCGCCATGGCGTTCGACGGGCGCACGAAGCCGCCCTGCGCGAAATGACGGGCGTGGCCGTCGTTCATCGCGTCGAGCGTCGAGACTCCGATTCGTTTCACCGCGGCCGCGCTCAGCACATATTCGCCATTCGAGAGCCTCGCCGGGATGCTGTCCGATGTGCCGCTTCCTGCTCCGCTGATGTAGCCGCCTTCGGCATGGCCTGACGCGAAGAAGTTGGACGGAAGGCCGAGATAGGCGGCGTCCGCCTGGCCGGCGAGATTGAAGGCGGTCGAATCGAAGCCGCTGCCGAACAGCGAACCGAGCACGCCGCTGAGCGTCGGCAGCGCGTTGTTGCCGTTGATCAGGTTCTTCAGGGGATTGATCGCCGCGATCTGGATCAGCTCGCTCATGATGTCGTGCAGCACCGACTTCGCGACATTGCCCCATGAGGTCCAGTTGTCCGGGTTGAGAACATCATCGACTAGCGCGCCGCCGAAGCGCCGCGCCTCGTCCAGTTGAGCCGCGACCTCCTCGAGGTGCTTCTTGAGCAACTTCTCCTCTTCGGCCTGCTCAGCGGTGCGCCGGGTCATCTCGTCCTGATCCCGGATCATCTGCGACGCGATGCGCTGCTGGTCGCTCTTGACGACCGAGATATCCTTTTCCTTTTCGAGGCTGGCCGCCAGCCGCTCGTCCATCTGCTCCTGAAGCTTGTCGAGCGATTGCTGTATCGCGATCGCGCCGGTGGAGACCGCGCTCGAGCTGTCGCCGATGCGCCTTGCAATGGCGCGCCGGGCATCACCGGCGGTCCCGGTGAAGATATTGCCGTTCTGGGCGACGGCACGATCGCCGACGATTGATCTTGCGGAAGCGCCGGCTGGCGCATTGAGCAGGCGCAACGCTACGGTTCCCTTGGGGTCGCCTGCGCTTAGCATGTGCATCGTGTAAAGCGCCGCCGCAGTGATCTGCTGGCCGGCGCGCTGCAGGATTTTCACGTAATCATCTGTCGCAACATTGATCACGCCTTCGGCGACCTGCTTGTTGTTCCGGAGGTCGTCGATCGCCTGGTTCGATAGGCCCGACTGATACGGATAGGCCTGTCGGAAATAATGCTCGAACGTCGCCGGCATGAACTGGCCGAAGCCCGCGGCCGATGAGCCCATGCGGTTGGGTCCAGTGCCCTCGGCGCCCGCGAGACCAGACTTGAAGTCGCTGATCGCCTTGGGGACGTTCTTGGCGGCGTCCGCAGTGCTTTCGAGCTGGGCGGCGAGTTGCCGCAGCTGTGCGATATATTCCTTGATGAACTGCGGCGACTGGGCAAGCCGGTTATTGAGGACGTCGACCTGCCTTGTCACGGAATCGAACGGCACGTTCGCGCTGGCGGCGTCGCTGACCGCTTTCTTCATCGCGTCGAACGCGGCGTTGATGTCAGCCGAGAAGGCGCCGAGCTCCGGATGATATCCCTGCAGGCGGCGAACGATGTCCGTCTGCGCGTCGGCCCAGTCCTGCGACCTCTTCGTCAGGTCCGAAATTACGCCGCCTTCGTACTCACCCTGCTGATTGATGTCGTCCATCATGTCGCGGACGGCCTGGTGGAACGCCTGCTGCACCTTCACGAGGCGCGGATCACCGACGTCGTACTTGGTTTCCGCCTGCGCGACCTGAGCCGCCCGAAGCGCGACGATCGCCTGAGCGCTCGCGAACGCCTGCTTGTCGGCGACGCTCTGGATTTTCAGCCGGTTTTCCATCGCGTCGGCGAGCTTCTTCTCGCTGTCGATCACGCCGTCGATGGAATGCGCCCAGATGTCGTCGGCCTGCTGGCTCAGCACCGTCTTGTCGTGGTGCTCCTGCAGCTTGCGCACGAGATCGTCGAGCGTGTCGGCGTGTTCCTTGTGCTTGGAGATGAGCATCGCCGCGGCGCCCACCGCGACCGTCAGAGCGATGCCCCATGGTCCCGACAGGAAGGCGCCGAGCTTGCCGAACGTGCCGCCGGCGAGAGTAACCGCCTCGCCGAGCATCGACATGTGCTGAGCGAGGATCTGGGTTAGCGGGACGCCCTGGGCGAGCTGCTCGCTGCTGCCCCTGACGACGTGCTGGAACTCGAGCAGGGCGATGCGATTGTTATTCATCGCCAGCGTCATGCGTCCGTGCGCCTTCTCAGCGCCGCCCGCCGCCGTCTCGATGTCGGACATGCTCTTTTGGTAGATGGCCGACGATTGCCGCACGTCAGCGTTGAACTGGTCGTTCTTGGCGATCAGCTCGACGACGACGCTATCGGCATTTGCGGGCATGGCCGCACTCTATGGCGCGGCAAATTGCGCCTGTAGGTTCGCGGGGACGCTAGTGGATCAGGCGCTCGTCCCGGTTGGCCTTGTCGAGCACGCGCATCGCGATTTCCGGATCAGGCGCGTCGACATCGTCGGTGTCACGAGTGAGCGCTTCGTTCCAGGCAAACACCAACGCTTCATATGTCCAGAGGTCGAGCGCGCCGGCTTCCGATGGAGGAATGTTCATCCTCGCGCAGTTGGCAAGCGCTAGGGGGTAGTCGAAGAAGCCTTCCTGCCCCTCTTTGCCGAAGTCGCCCCCGTCTTTGGGGGCTCGTCTTTTTTTGGCGGATCGTACCCCAGGATGCAGACGCCGAGGATCGTGGCGGCCACTTTCCAAGCATCGATGAGCGGCTGATCCATCACGTAAGTGTCGACCAGGCGGTTCGCGATGACAGGCGTCACCTTGACCTCTTCACCGGCAACGACGCCCTTGCCGCCGCCAATCAGGGCATGACGCACGGTTTCGATGAGGTCGGATGCGTAGAACTCCGCCGTCGCTGGATTGAGCACCCATTCGCCGTGCAGGCCCTTCGGATCGGGCACGCAACCGCGGACCACTCGAGCATAGATCGCGCCGATGCCGGCGCCCGTCTTGCGCTGCAATTCGTTGATCTGCGCGAGAGGCAGCGCGAAGGTATAGGAGCCGTCGCCGAAGTCGAGATCGATCGTGCTGCAGCTCATCCAATGGCCCTGATGATGACAGTGGCAAGGAACGCGAACAGACTTGCCGCGCCGGACATGCCGACGATGAAGCCGGTCGCGGCGGCGTGCTCGCCAGAATAGGGATCGTCGGACATGCTGCCCGCCATCAGCATGATTGCTCCGGCGATCACGAGAATGACGCTAATCGCGAGCCAGAGCAGCACCTAGACTGCGTTCCATGCCCACTGGCCGTCCGAATTGATCGTCAGGCTGATGTTCGCGAAATTCGCGTCCTCGCCCGTGATCTGGAAGTCGGTGATGATGCCCGGGCCAGCGTAGAAGCCCTGGAACACGAGATCTCCGGCTGGCTCGGTGAAGAGATAGCGCCAGTTGTGCGTCTGATTGTCGTCGGCCGCGATGATCGTATCGAGATTGTCGCGATTGAGAACGCCGGTCCCGGTCAGGCTCCACGCCTCGCCGGTGATGATGAGGTTGCGAACCGGGACATTCTCCGGGTCAGCGCAATCGCGCGTATAGACGTCATTGGTGTTGCGCGTGTGATTGAAGGTCCGGGTAGTGATGCCGCACAGCGCGGTGAACGTCTCGGGGCCGCCGCCGTCGCCCAGCATCAGCGAGAAGTACGTCCCGCGTAGGATTTTCGGCTGCGCCATCGAAGAGCCTCCATCAAAGCACCAGCCGCCTGCGCGAGGGGCCTTACCGCGGCGACTTTACGCGCCGCTCCGATAGGGCTGTAGGTTCATCAGCCGATGGTAGCGGAGAAGCTGTTGACCCCGTGCCATGCACTCGCCTCTGCCGCGTCAGGGATCACCTGAGAGCCGATCCAGCTCATGTAGGCCGTGGTGCTCGCGCCGAGCTCGAGGACGGCGTTCTCGAGCGCCGACTGGATCGTCCAGTTCATGCTCTCGCATTCGTCATCGAACTGCGTGTGGCTGAAGGCGTGGACGGTGACGCGGACCTGCGTTCCTTTCCTCAGCGGGCCTTCGTCTGCGACCGTGACGCGAACGAACGGCCAGGTCAGCTGATCAGGCTGGCGGCGTCCGTAGATGCGATCGCCAATAGCAGGATCGCCGATGCCGGTGAGGTCAGTCGTGCCCCTCAGGAGCGGAACGATCACCTGCCTCAGCCGCAAGCTCTGCAGCGGCCTCGCGCTCATTATCGTTGCTCGGAGTCAGGATCCAGCGCGACCCCACCAGCGGGCCGATCAGCGTCAGCCATATCCGGCTCAGCCACTCGGTTGTCTGGTCGACTGTCGGCGGTCTCGCCAGCGGACTTGCCCTTCCTGCGGCTGGTCGACGGGCGCTTCTTCGCGGCCCCCTTCCGGGAACGAGACGACCCGTCGACCTTCCCCTCTGTAGCATGTCCTTTGCCGACCGCGAAGTCCGCGAGCTCGGCTTTCACCAGATGATCGCCAAGGTCGGCCGGCGTGAACGCGGTGATCGCCCCACTGGGCCAGCGGAAGTCGAATGGCCGCCGAACGGTGATCCAGCGCGAGGCCATCAGGCCGCGACCGTCCGGCCGATGACGATGATGTCGTAGCTGACCGGCGTTCCGGCGCCGCCGTTGGTGACCGTGACGAGATCACCGGTGCCGGGTGTAACCGTGATGCCGTTGCGATAGGTCCGAAGCGAGAAGTCGCCCGGGCCCACCGAAAAGCCGTCGCCGGCCGCAAGGAACAGCGGAACGCCGTTCGATGCCGGGCGGGTCAGCTGAACGTCATTGGTGTTGGTGGACGCGGCGGCGATGTAGATCATGACGATCTCGGCCGCGGCGATGGTGGCTCCGAGCGCATCGGCGAGGACGCCAGCCATGTCCAGGCTTTCGCTTGCCGAAGGCGCGAGCGTGCGCGTGTCGCTGAAGAGGATGTTCGCCTGGCCGACGGCCGCGGTGCCGGGCGTGAATTCCATCGATTTCAGGACGTCGACCAGCATCTGCGGAGTGCCGAGGTCGCCTGCTCCTGACTGCTTGGCCTTGAGATGGAGATCGATCGTTGCGGCGACGCCGAGCATGGGTTGTCCCCTTGGATGATGCGCGGCGATGATATGGCGGCGCTTGGGCCGCCTGTAGGTTCGTCAGCCCTTCGAGGCTTTGACGGCGGCGCTGACAGCCCCACGCACCAGCGCCACGACGGCATCGCGCTTCCGATCGGTCGCGGGCTGCATGTACGGGCGGGGAAGCATCTTCGACGTGCCGAACTCCAGCGCCGCGGCGTAAGGCGCGTTGCTGCTGACTTCGACCTTGAGCGGGCCGATCTGCGTCGTCTCGATGTGCGTGCGAAGGACGCCGGTGTCTTCGTTCGGAGGATCGCCCGGTGCGCTCGGAACGTGGTGCTTGCCGCTTACCGCGCCCTCAGTGATCATGTGGCTGGCTTCCGCCCTGATCTCCTCGCCGCCCGCGAACAGTGCCGCACCGACGCGGCGCACGGCTTGCTCGCTGATGTTGTTGAGGCGGATGGTGACGCCCTTGTCGCCGGTTATGCGGGGCACGCTACTTCTTCCGGCCGCGCAGCTCGTAATAGCTGCCGCACGGATCCGTCGCGACACTCTCCACCATGTAGCGAGCACCGCCCGCGCCGATCTCGCAATCTGTGTCCGGAGCGGAGACGCCATGCGCGAGCATCAGGATCCGCACGTCGCCTTCGATAAAGCCCTCGCTCGCGCGCATGGCGAAGGTGGCGGCATCGATCTGCACCTTGACCGCCTCACCGGGTCCGAAGCTCTGATCCGAACCGCCGCCCATGCCGTCATCGGCGAACGCGACCGGCCGGAAGAGCGTGCCGTCGAGATAGATGGCCTGAAATACGCCAGCAAACGCAGCAGCGATTGAGCCGTCCATCAGCCCCATTGCGGCCATCCTTCAAGCGGAACGATGCAGTCCACCGGAACGCCGGTCGATGCCACCCGCGGACCGCCACGATTGCGCTGCAGAAGCGAGAGATATTCGGCACCGTAGCGCGTCGCGCCGTAGCCGCCGGTGAGCCGGGCATTAGCGGCGGCATCGGTAAAGCCGACCTCGAGCGAACCGGATTTCATGCGAGTGACGCCAACCGGGATGCTTGCCAGCGACGCTGCATCGGTGCCGAGGCCTGCCATGGTCAGATTGTGCGCCGCGAGGCTCATCAAGCCGGCCGCATAGTCGCCTTCACCCCAAGCCGTGGTGACGTAGCGCTCGGCATCGGTCAGCCATGCGCGGATCGTCGCCACATCGACGTCGGTGAAAGCGGGATAGCGCGCGACCAGGTCCGCGGCGCTCGGCTTTGCATAGCCGGTGAGTGCGAGTGGGGCCGGCTCGTTCGCCGCAACCGGCAGCAGGACGATCGCGTCGTCCTGGCGGCCGAGGGCGGTTGTCCATGCGATACGGAAGACGGATGTCTCTCCATCGGCGCCGCCCGATAGCCAGGCGGTCAGGTCCTGCCCGTAAGCGCCGTCTGTCGTACTCGGAGCGGCGGCGAGCGTCTGGCTGACCAGCACCACGGTGCCGTCAATGCGCGTGATCGTGGCCTGTCCGCTGGCAATGCTGTCGCCGCTGTCGAGCGGAATGTGCGCCGTGTAATCGAGGACCGCATCCGGGTCTTTCGTGGGCCACGTGATCATGGCCGAAAGTTACGTCGCGGCCGCGCTGCGCTGTAGGTTCAACGCGAAACGGGCCGCCCGGTTAAGGACGGCCCGCCGCATTCTCTCAGGGGAGAGAGCTGGCTATTTCGCCTCTTCGGCTTCCTCGGCAGCAGCCTTCTTCGCCGCGGCCGCTCCCTTCTCGAGCCCTTCGTAGAGCTCGTGGCCTTCCTTGATGTCGACGTCGACCGTCTGGCCCGGTTCGATGAACACGGTGCCGTTGTCGGTCTCTACGCCACGCGGGCCCTCTGCGGTGTTGGTGACCTTCGTCATGTACGCCTCCTAGATCCCGTCGCGGTACGAGACCGTCTTCGGGCGATAGATTTCGAGCTGGCCGACGTTCATAATCCCGTCGACCTTCCACGCCATCGAGGAGATGGCGAACGGCGGCAGGAACTCGAACATGCCCGGCAGGAAGAACTCCATGTTGTCGGGGCTCTTCTCGTAAGCGACCATGCGCCGCGACGAACCGGAACCCGCCGTCTGAAGCTCGCGGCTGGCGCGGATATCGAGCTCCTGGCCGGTCATCGCCGTGTAGCTGTTGTTCTGCTTGAGGAACGTCAGCACCGACATGTTCGTGTTGGTGACCTGAGTGTTGTTCGCCGTCAGGAACGCGGTCGTCGGCAGGATCAGGGCGTTCGGCATCGCCGTCTCGCCGCTGTTCGTGATGACGTCGTTGAGCGCGGTGTTGACGTCCGCGAGGATCTGCGCGGGCGTCGCAGTTCCCCAGCCGCCCGTCGGAGCGTTTGCGGCCGGCACCGACGCGTTGTTGACGAGGCCGGTCGTGTTCTTCTCGGTCGAGCCGCGAATGACGCGATCATAGACGAACTTCTGGCTGACCAGACGCGCGGCAGAGGCCTTGCGCTGATCGAGCGGAATATTCATCTGCGCGGCGCGGTTCACTTCCTGCAGCGACAGCTCGTAGCCGGCGCCAGCGAGGTGGAACTGGCTCTGGCCCAGCGCGAAGTTGATGCTCGCGTTCGGGATGTCGAAAGCCTTGCCGCCGATATAGGCAGCGGCGCCCGCGAGATCGCCAGAATAGACGAGCGTTCCGATGTCCCACATCGTGCCGTCGGTGTTGACGGGCACGAGGCCGGCGTAATCGAAAGACGGGTACTTCGCCTGCAGCACCGCTCCGTGGATGCGGTACAGCTGGGGGACCAGGAAACCGCCAGCCTGCTGTGCGTCCTCGAAGATGATCTGTCCGTCGCGCGGCATCTTTCAGTCCCCTTACGAGCGAGTCACGCGCAGCGGCACAATGCCCGCGCTTGCAATGGTGCCATCGAACCGCGCCGGGATGGCGGTGTTCGAAGTCGAGACGTTGGTGATCGCGCCGCCAGCGGTGACATAGGCGGCGTCGCCCTGGTTCACCGCGACCGAAGCGTTCACGTAGATCACGCCTTCATTGAGAAGGCTTGCGGTCGTGTACTGCGCGAGAGTGTCAGCAGTGCCGCCGAGGCCGGGAACCTGGCCGACATCGGCGATGACGATGCCGAGGAACTTGTTGGCCGTCGGGGTTGCGGTGCAGCCATGATCGCCGCTGCCGCGGAACGCAGCAACGCCGAACGCCATGCCGCCAGCGTCCTCGACCGATCGGCTGATCCGGTTGGACTTCTCGCCGTTCGCGACCATGCCGGCGAAGCCAGCAGCGGGTGCCGTCGGGTAAGTGCTCTGAACGGTAATTGCCATTTCGCTCGACTCCCTCAGGCGGCGTTCGCAGGCGCGGCCGGGCGCCATGCGTCGGAAAGGTTCTTGCGCGCTTCGTCACGGGCCTTGGCGTACTCGGCCTTGGCGTCTTCGACCGGAGTGATCCCGCCCGACAGCACGTTGCGCACCGGATCGACCTTCACGTCCTTGGCGAGCACGGTGAACGCGCCGGCGATCGCGGCGTCGTCCATGTCCTTGGCGCTGTCGCCGAGCCTGGCCGACACGACGGCCTTGCGGATTTCGGCTTCGGTCTTGCCGTCCGTGGCGACGTTGGGCTCGATGCCCTTCGCCTGCGCGATGAGGGCGGAGCGGTCGGCAACGAGCTTCTCGAGCTGGGCCGGACTGACCGCTGCGTCCTTCACCTTCTGCTCGAGCGCGGCGATCTCGCCATCCTTGGTCGAGACGGCGGCGGTGAGCTCGCCAACCTTGGTCTCCGCCGCGTCCTTCGCGGTGGTGAGCGTGGTGATCTGACCCTGCAGCTTGGCGATCGCCGCCTCGGCCGCGTCCGTGACTTCGAGCGGAAGTCCGTCGAAAGTGATCGTCTTGGTCGCCACTTGGCCGCCTCCTGAACTTGCAGCGTTGTTTTTATGGCCGTCCGAACCGTCGCTGTAGGTTCGTTCGTCGGTCAAAATTTCGATGAGCTCGGCGGCCGGCAGCGTGGCGCACGTGGCGGCATCGCCGATCCTGCACAGCGGACCCGCTCGGCCCTTGTCGACGACGGCGACGTGATTTCCGCGAATCTGCGACTGGCGAGCGTCGTACTGCTGGCCATCCTCGGTCTGACCGGCGGTGAAATCGAGCACGGACGCATAGCCGTTCGAAAGCTCGCGCTTACCGCTCTCGACGTCGGAGATGATGCCCTTGTCCATCAGCACGATGTCGAACGCGAGGAAGTCGCCATCGCGCATGGCCTTGCCGACAACTCCTTTCGCATGGTCGCGCCAGTTGGCCGCCGTGACAGGCTGCGCGGGATGATCGTTCGTGACCGGCTTCATCAGGAAGCTGGCGACGCTATCCTGAGCGAACACCTCCTCTTCGGGGCGATAGACTTTGACCACCTGGTCGGCGGCGAAGGTCTTGCCCTCCGGATCGACCTCGCGACCGAGGTAATCGTAGATGCCGGCGCGAGCTGCTCGAGCCCTGACGACCATGTACCCGTCTTGCGTCTTCCGCGGATGGTCGAAGCTGAGCTTGTCGGCGAAGAGCATCAGTGGCTCCACGCATCGCTGGTGACGGCGAGTACCGCGCCGATGATGGCCAGCACGATCGCACCGCCGACGATTACGCCAACGACGATGAGTATCGTTTCGAGGACGTCCATGCGCCCGAAATTACGGGCGCGGCTCGTCAGGCTGTAGGTTCGTTGGATGCCCCGCTTGAATTCGAACCAAGGCTGTCGGCTTCAAAGGCCGATGTCCTACCGCTAGACGACGGGGCAGTTGGCCCGCTCGGCAGGACTCGAACCTGCAGCCTCTTGGTTCGAAGCCAAGTGCGCTATCCAGTTGCGC